TTTTTTAAGATCGTCAAACAACGGTGCCTATATATATGGTTACTTAAAAACAACATCTTGTCCAGCACTATCTGGAATAATTACGGGAATATCCTAGTCAAAATAGCCGAACATCTATTCCTGTAGGTATGGTTCTTCAAGCAATGCTCTTGGCCCTGAGTGGCAATTCTCTTGGAAAGACTTTCTCCCACAGAAAACATTTTTGGAATATTGCCAACGAGATCGTTTTCGTCTTGAAATGAAATAAAGTGCTCAAGATCATTGCCAATGGTATGCAGGGCCGAATCTTGTACACTGAGGAGCACACTACACGCCGCCATGGTTTCGGTGCATCTCATGGGTAATAAACCACCCCCTCCACCAGCAACATCATTTACAACATAATGAGATCTAGCTATCTCATCAATGTACTGCTCTCTAAACACGCCATGCAAAAAATCTGTTCTTGCTGCCGGACAATATTGTCTAATTAGATTGTAAAGGTGGCGACGTTCTGGTCTATCAGAACCTATGATTAGAAAGTCACGAACCTTTTCTTGATAAGATCTAAAATGCAACTTCTCGTCGGCGGCGTATGGCAAGTACATTCCATCGTAGATCATATTGGCGTTGGCCATAAAGTTAACATCAAAGCCAAACATGTTATTGATTGCTCGCCAACGATCAGGATAGAGTGCGGCATCAAAAAACCAGCTAGCTCGCTTACGTGACCGTACATTCATTAGCTCTGTATAGACAGGATCGCCATCGCCGCATTCAAGAAATAAGAATAAGTCCCAGTCTTCTTCTAAGACCTTCCGTGAGCCCTCTAGTCTCTCTTGTGTCTGATAGTAGTTACCATATGGAACAGCTTCGTGCCCAAGTTCTTGAAAAGCACGAACGACGCAATCCCCAGTCGCCCAGCCACGAGACTGAGGAATTCCTCTGTATGAAACTAGAATACGCATTGTCATGCCGAAAACGACTCGCCGCATCCACAGCTTTTAACTGCGTTAGGATTGATGAACTTAAAACCACGATTCATTAAAGTGTTCTCAAAGTCAACACTCATACCACTAAGATACAAAAAACTCTTTGGATCACAAACAACTGTAATGCCGCCATGTTCATTAACTTGATCTACTTCATTCACAGTGTCATCGAATTCTAAAATATAGCTAAAGCCTGAACAGCCGCCTCCTCGCACTCCCAAACGAAGGCATGTATTTTTTGAAAGATTCTGTTCTAACATAATACGATCTAATTCTTTAATAGCACTCTCTGTTAAAGTTATTGACATTTACAGTCTTCCTTCTCCATGTGCTGAGTTCTCGCGAACTCCGTTTGCTGTGACCTCAATGAACTCGGCGTTACGTTGCAATGCTGCGACGTGTTATTCATCATAGTCTTCTTTATTTATACACGAATAAATTTCACATTGGCCTGAAACGACTGAATGTCTTTTCCGCCAGCATATGTAACGCCACTTCGTAATGCTCCCTGATATCGTTCAATTAATTTTTCAACTGACTCTCCAATATCAAGATATCGAACACTGCCCTCGGGACATGTACCGGCTTTCATACCACGCCATTTGTCCTGTACGTAACGACTGGCCATACCGGCATATACTTTTTTAGCCACACCATCAACATGCACAATTTCTGCTGCTGATTCTGGACAACGAGCAAAAATAGACCCGGCCATCACAGCGTTCGCACCAGCAGCAATTGCCTTAGTGTAATCAGCGGGTTCTCGAATACCACCATCACTGATCATTGGCATGCCAAAATCACGACATATAGCGGTCATTTTAGCAATAGCAGAAAATTGTTTCTCTGTACAACCAGCAGTATTTTTTGTTTCACATGCCAAGCCTTGTGCAATACCTAATTTTATACCATCAACATAATCATTAAAATATGGTATAGCTTCTGGACAAACAAAATTGCCAACAATAATTTTTGTTGTTGGACTAAATACTTTGATGGCCTTGGCGGTGTCTAGCACGCCAGAACTAAAACCATGTGCAATATCAATAACTACTATAGTTGCACCTGCACGAATTATTTGTTTTGCCAATTGCACCTGAACGTCTCCGACGCCAACCGAAACGGCAATATGCTCTAAGTAACTAGCCATGGATTTTGCAGATTGTATAAGTATATCATCGGGTGCGGCACGATGCATAATGCCCATAGCACCATATTTACTAAGTAAAATACAAAAATCAGCATTAACAACAGTAGACATGTTTGAGGCGACCAAAGGCACATTAAGCCAAACGCCACGACAAATCTCGCTTTTTGTATCTACATCAAGTCTAGATTGACATTGATTAAATGACTGTTGAATTGCTATATCTTCAAAACCTAATGAGCGTGGCATCAAATCAGATCGTAATCTATATTGTCCAGGCGAGCGATCAAAGAAAATAAAACCGCTTTTTACAGCCTGCATAGCTACAGACTCTAACTGTTTATGTAATTTACTATGGTCAACGTCTGACGCACACAAATGTAAATTATGGGCGAGATTATTTAATTTGTCTCCATCAATATGATGAACTTGTTCAACATTGGTCAATGGGCGTTGCAATACTTGCTCCATCACAACTCTATGTTGTCTGTGATATTCTATACCGTCATGCACTAAAACATAACCGTGTTCACCTTGCGATAGCTTCGTGCCACAAAGTCGTGGATTTTTTCCATCTTTAAAACGCTTAGACTTACCTCTCATAGCGTTCGAAATTTTTCGACGCACATCTTGACGTTTAGAGGCATTCATGTTACCTGTATTCTTAATTTTCATACTACATCCAAAACAAAAATCAAGATATGAAGATTGATTCGATTCATGCCTTGCTAACCATTTGCGACGAGTTTTGTTAATCGTATCAAGTGTAGTCTCAGACTGACCGCCGCATACGTCGCATGTTTTAATAACACGTTTTTTACTGCCGTTAGTTAAAGAACTAACGGCAATTCCACATATAGTTTTATCAGATATAGTCATCGAATGAATAACCCTTACGGATCGAGGATTACACGCCTTTCTAGCCATGCAAAGCTTTCAGTTGTGCCGGGTCAATATTATCGTTCTCATCATATGTGGCACCAATAAAATGTCCAGGCGTCATTGGAGTAGGAAATGGAACACCCGGCCAAATATTAGTATGAAAGTCAGCATGATTCAAAGTGTCGTGCTTAACAATAGGCCAGACAATTTCCTTTAGAAAATCTTGATCAATCTGCCATCGAGATTCACGAGCCTGAGCCCATTCAATAGCGTGTCGAGACAACTCAGAAAACAGTCCTTTTTTAATGCCAAACATTCCACCAAGTATCGGCACCGAATGATGAAAGTGACAGTGCATAGTATGAAATGATTTATCACTAGCCAACCACTCGTTAACTGCAAGCTTTTCTCGCAAAGAAAGACGAGAGTCGCAATCACGACTCATCATGACTTCTACATCATTTTCACCAATAGGGCTAAAGCGATACAACATCATACGCCAATCACCCGGCTCATCCACGCAAACAACCTCAACATTATCTCTAGGGATAAGCAATTGCTTAATAGTGTCGCTCGGTACTGACTGACCAACATAAAAACGACAGGTCCAGTCTGGAAATAGTGTACGTGCGAGTTCAATATTTTTCATTGCACCAACAAGATATTTTGGATTATTCCCCCAAAGACAGAATGATATGACTTTCATTTGTAATACTCTTTTTCAAGTATATTCCAAACCGTCATAGGAATCTCGTCGCGTGCTATAGTGTCTAAATCATTTGCCAAGTCGAATGCCTTACATAATTGACCATTACGAATAGCTTCAATGATTTTCTTGTAATCAAATATATCACCTATTGGAGTATGGCCGCCAAACTTACCTCTTCCTGTTTTTAAAGCTAAGTTGAGTTTTTTATCCCAGCCATCTATAATTTTGATAATATTCATTTGTTTGCCAATGTCCAATCGTAGATTTGCATCAACTGTCCTGTCACGGTACTTGCTTCAAAGTGTCGCATAGCACGACGACGGGCTTCGCGACCGAAGTGCTGTCGTAGACGAATAGTAGACTTCTCGTCTTCCGTCGCGAGTTCAGGATTGGCAATAAGCTGCATTAGTACGTCACGATAAGCTTCGTGATTGCCAACAGGAACAACAAAGCCACTTTCAGCAAGGATCTCAGACTGACCGTTATAGATCATGCTCTCGTGTGACACCACCGGCAGACCATGCATCATGGCTTCCTGGATGTTGCACGGACAGCACTCTCCATCATGACGAGCGTGAGCGTAAATGTCAAGTCCCATATAGAATTTTGACAGTTCATCGTCTTTGACGATAGGGCTTGAAAAGCAAACGTTCTTAATGCCTAGCTGACGCACCGTATCGTGCCAACCCTGACAAGGATTTACAACAATGTAGTAGGCGTTCGAATAGACATCTTCAATAGCCTTAAACGCTCTTAGAGAGATAGGATCAAAGTTGTCTGCTCGACCTACACGTCCAAGTATAACTGCATTATGAGGTAGCTTGAAAGTTGAAAGAAGATGTTCGCGACATACTTCCTTGTTCTCTGTCGTAACGTCGAGTACCGGCACTTCAATCGGGTTGTATAATACCGGACCATCAACGCTACCGGCACGTAAGGCGGTGCTGCGAATGTACTGGGAGATATAGACGTTAACGTCGATCTGCGGCTCAGGTGCGTTATCTTTAAAACCGAAGATGTTAGTCTCTATCCACTTAGCCTTGGGTGCCATGTAGCGAAAGGCGGGCCATTCTGTGTAGCCGCTGCGATGGACGTGCATAATCTGTGGGTCGATCTGCTTTAAAACGTCGTAGAGGTTGTCCGACTCTGGCAGGTAGGGGGCTTGCCGCCCCTTCTTTCCAGGGGTCCATTGGTACGGAATTACGTGGTCATCGCCAAGCCACGACTTCACGATCTCTAAACGATTGTTCGCCAGATCACCTTCGCGATAGACGATAAACGGCTCGTACTTGTCGCTTTTAGCGAGGTACTTGCAAAACAATTGGGCTGTACGGTCGGTCCCGCTAAAGCCTACTGTCTTACTGTGATGACAAACGCGAATTTTAGACATGTCCTTGATCTCTTAACTTTCTACAAACCTTACGAAGACGATATTCAGTATATTTATGATACCAAACATTGTAACCAATTAACTCGCTAGCCATTGACAATCGCCCTATAGATATTTTCAAGCTTATGCATACATACACTAACTTCATACTCCGCTTCTGCCTTGCGTCTACCAAATTCTCCCATAGTGCGACGCATAGATTCATCGTCAATCAAGGTTTTTAAGGCTTCCGCATATTCACTCGGTGTGTTGTTGACAACGAATCCAGTCTTGCCAGTATCCACAAGCTCCGTCTGTGACTGGAATACACCCATGTCTGGCACGCTTGGGGTAGCGATATGCGTAATCACTGGCTTGCCATGAATCATGGCCTCGGCAATGTTCACGCCGAAAGTTTCGCCGTCCGCTCTAGCATGCGTATAAACGTCTACGCTATTATAGAACGTACTGAGAATTAATTGACTGGTGGTTGGTTCAATGACATAAAAAGGAATGTCGTAACGTGCAAGATCATCAATCATGTTCGATGGCGGTGCCACAACTAAGAAGCGTATGTCGTATCCCTGCATGCGTAACAATCGAACCGCATCGACACTCACGGAATTGTAGATACCATTGTCTGGACGACCGCAACGCCCTACTACAATAGCACCTTCAGCTTTCCAGCGTTGCGAGACACCTAGCTCAGCGTTAGTGCATGGCATTTCCACAGGATTGTTCACAAAATCAAAACGATCAGGCTGAACGCCCATCTGCTTGATAGTGTTCTTCATGAGCCACTTACTCATAAACAATGAACTGTCAATACGAATATTGCTGTCATAAAAACCAAAGACATTCGTCTCGATAAAGTGCGGCACGTCAATATGGTATCCGGGTACAGGAAATTCCTGATAGCCACTGCGATAGACATGCAAGATGTCGGGTTTAAAATCGTCAATGACGCTTTGTAACCCAGTACCGTCTGTGTGCTTCTGAGTGTCTACTTCAAAAAGCTTGCCTCGACACATCTTGGCGGCATGCTCAAATTCGGCCTTGCGAGGATGCGTACCATTAACATCGTAAACAATCGCCACTTCAAACTCGCTAACGTCAGCGTGCTCGAAAAAGAGTTGGCATGTTTTTTCGGTACCACCTAACCCAAGGTGACGCAGATAGTGAAGAACTTTGATCATTGTGCTCGTTCAAAATACTCTTTCCGCTTGTCAAACGGAAGGGCGTTAAATACTTGGCCAGGGTTGTGACATATAAGACTGTCCTCTAAGAAGAGCGAGTAAGCCTTTTCATGCTTCAAGGCGTCGCGTACAAGACTCATCTTCGCAAGGTCATGCTCTAGAGCAACGATACGTTGCTTCGCGGCATGGGATTGTGATGCTACCCAACTGCCAATATACGTAGGTAGCTCAAGTCTATTGATTTCACATTGAAGCTTGAGTACTTCGTCACATTTATCTAGAAAGAGTTGATGTGTTTCACGCTCTCTACGATAGAGCTTAGAAGCAAATACCTGATACCACAATTTCTTGAAAATCATTTTATCGACCATAATCATCCTGTAGTCTTACGACATCACCCAGTTCTGGCGAGCTTGCTTCCATGACCGCAAGTGGCGACGTTTCGCTAGCTTCTAAACGATGAATCTCGAAAGGCAAGATAGTAATGTACCGCCCTGGCAATAGAGTAATCTTACGTTGCGTATTATCTTTGATGATAGTGAGAGTGCCACTGCCATACAGACAGTACATTGTTTCACACTTCACTTCGTGGTACTGTAAACTCAAACGCTTGCCAGGATCCACTTCAAGAATCTTGAAAGCGTACTTGTTGTTAGCTTCCAGAATCCTCTCTCGACCCCATGGTTTGACTATAACTTCTTGCTTCATGATCGCTTCCATTTCTTGCCAGCTTGCATAGTGGCAATCCATTCGTCACGCGGTGGGAGGTTCTTGAAGTCTTCGAACTCGATCGCGTGCTTCAAGTGTCCCTTGAAATTATGACCGAAGAACTCGGAAATGGCCGAGTAAGTCTCGTAATTGTTCGCAGACTTGTTGCTGTTCTCGATCGAATCGGGTCTTTGAGTGTAAATCGTGAGCACCTGTGGGATCACATAACCGTGATAGCCCAGGGACATGAAATACAGCCATAGCCAGTAATCAAACGCCGATCGGTATTGTTCGGAACGAGCGAACATTAAGTCCCAGTCTAGGGACTTCTTGAAGGCCGGATCATTCCGCCAACACACTTGAGGGCCTGCCCAACACTCACGACTCATTAGTTCAAAGTCGAAGAGCGGCTTAATACCACCGCCAAGTGGAACGCCATGATCGTCGATGACATGAATGCCAGCATATCCGAAACCAATCTTGCGACCGGCGTGCATGCCGCTGGTAGCAAAGCTCATGTGCTTATGAAACTCAGTAGTAGTAGTCGGTGCGTGGTAATCGTCTGTGTTGCTATTGATCACGAAATCGCCAGTGGCACTCTGCCAAGCTCTTAGCCACGACGTACCGTACCATTCTCGCGTTGGCCAATAAAGATACTTGACTCGCAAGTCAAGCTCGGCCCACTTCCTACCAATGATGTCATCGGTGCCAGGAGAAGCGGGATTCATAACAACGATCTCGAAGTCGGGATCCGTTTGCTTTTCAAGCAAGTCGGCAATATGCCGATCAAGATAAGAACCTGAATCAAAAGTAGACACCAAGTAACTAATTTTCATATCTGTGACCGTCCAGGTCTAGCTTAACAGGATCCTACATGAGCCCAGGAATCACCAAGCTTATTTAACCCGGCGTCTTGCGGATTACCACACGGCATATCTATCGGCGGTAACATCAACGTCATTCCATTATGGTAGTGGTGCATATGCGGCTGCGACTGTCGAGTCATACAGAGCCAGATGTTACCGTACTCTTCGCCAGCAAGTACCTTAGAATAGAATTGATCGCTGTCCCACTTTGGGATATTGGTATGATCACACTCAAACTCAGGATCTAGCTTTCCATACAGTGTATGTGCGTGCATTACTTTTGGATGAAGTCCAGTAAATTCCAATACTGGCTCGGTCTTAGAAAACCAATCCTTAACCTTCTGATCAAACTTCTTGTTGGCGGCACCATGTGCCGCGAGTTCCTTCTCGTAGTATTCCTGCTTGGCTTTCATAATGTCATTCATGTTCGAACGAGCATAGCCATAGTGGAAAATGAAAAAGTCATTCAGCATCACTCTACGATGCTGATAGTGAGGCGAGAAATATGTACAGTGACCAGCCGGATCTGTTACAATAGGATGACTATTGTACTTCATGCCACGCACGTACTTGAAAACACGCTGATGCTGCGGTTGCCATTCAGGACCGGGCACAGCAACGTGATTGAAGTCACGATAGAAATGTAGGAAGTTCGGCACAAACTCACAGGCCGCAGGATTAAGATCAATAGCACTACGAAGACGTTCAATGTCCTGCGGCCTGTAGAACTCGTCAGCGTCATTGATCAAAATCCAATCACCGGGAATGGACATATCCAAGAACGTCTGCTTCATCTCTTCCAAGTTTTTCCAATGCTTGTTGATAGAGATGATAACAACCTTTTTCTTGGGGTCGTGATTCGCTTTGAAGTCCGCTAGGATTTCACGAGTCTTGTCGATCGAATGCCCATCGGGCGTCGATCGAGGGTTGTTTGCGACCGCCCCTTCGATAACTAGGATGCGGTCTACCTGATCATAGATCGAACGCAGAACCAAGGGAGCAAACTCTTCTTCGTTCAGCATCTGAATACACTGTACCAATCGCGGCTTGCGATTCACTCGCTCCGCAATCGACTTCATTTGTGGTTCATAAAACTGATTCATTCTACATCATCCTCTTTACGTAGCTTGCGTCCTGATTCACGCTGCTTATCACTAACACTATCGTCAATCATTTCATTATAGTCTGCCTCGCTAGGAATGCCCGGCGGACGCACACCTTTTTTGCCACCCGGTCTGAACTGCCAAAGTGGACAACTCTTAGATGTACAGGCAACTACATCAGCACGGCAGCCGCCCATGCAAGACAAACAAAACAACTGAATGGCGGCGGTACGACTACCTTGATAATCTGCCTTAAGACCGCGTTTCGGATACGAAACACGCATCTCGTTTTCAAGACGATTTGTTAGGTTATACTTAGCTATTCTCTTGGACGGTTTCATTGAATCTCACGACTCCTGTTTGTTTCCACATATCGAGCATCGTATGAATTTGTTTCGTAATTATAGACGAAATACGTCTGTAGTCATGCTTCTGTCCAACAAGCTTGGCGTTCTCACGCCGCGTCAAAACAGACCTCCATTGTTCTTTATTGGAATCGTCAAGCACTCCTTCTTTGTCTCCCTTGCGAAGGAAATGAAAGTTACGCATGACCATGGCCATTTCTGGAACACATGGCTCGAAACACTGTTCGACACCAGTGTAAAGTCCTGGATCACTATGAGGCGTATCAAAGAAGTATGTTGGCATACCACCATATACGAGAGCATTATCACGAGTCACGAAATCCGCCATACCACCAGCGACATTTGTGATTACTGTCTTGCCATATCCAAGAGCATCAAAAACGGGGATACCCCATCCTTCGGCACGAGAAGAACAAACGTAAGCGTCGCCACGAGCATGAAGACTATGAAGCTCGTCATCGCTCATTGTGAATACTAACGGCAACACGGGCGGAAAACGATCAGCAGGAATGCGGCAACGTTGACGAATATTCTGAATGTATTGCTTAACTTGCTCTTGCTCATTATTCCGTCCAGACATCTGAATGTACGTTTTAAGAACAAGCAAAACTTCGTCTGGACGGTCCCAGAAGGCCGCATGATAAGCACGTAACAGGGCGTCAATCCCCTTCTTGTTACTCAACTGACAGATGTTGTAGAACACCGTGCGGTCGCCAGCGTGCTCAAGAGTGTACGGCTCATACTGCTTGGTGTATACATCTTCGTCACATGGAAGACCGCACACAACAATAGGCTTAACCACGCCAGAGTTAAGCATCGCTTCTGCGTTAGATTTAGATGGCACCATCAAGAAGTCAAACTCATTAGCCTTGGCTACCCAAGACAACTGCATATGACTGCTTTCTAAGAACGTATACAATCCATTCAGGATGCCAGGAATTGGTACAGCCTCGACATTACATGTTGTCATTTGAATAGCTACATCAACATCCTGCAAATCTCTTGCGAGAACGGCGGATAGCCAAGCGTCTGGCTTGAAAGCCTGACCAACGTCTAGCTGATCGTATTTAAGTGCCCGTGCTGTCACGACAATATTATCATCTTGCAAGAGCGTACGCAGAAAGATACGTGAGGCATGAGCGAATCCACTAAAATCCAATAGCGGGCCAGTGAATAGTAATTTCATACAAACTCCTGCGACTTCTTCGTCGGCAAAGCCGACAGCTTACCACCCATTTCAAGTCGCACTTGATCACGCATCTTGCTAGCACTTGATTGCTGATTACCGATCGAGACAAATTGCTGCATGAGTTGATCGCGTGTTACGCCCTGTTGAATGTGAGAGATCCACATTTTGGCTCCTTCGGTATCCACCGAAGGATACTTAAGAATGTTCAAGTATAGCCAATTCACAAACTGCTCATCGCTAAGGTTAGCCGGAACAGGAATGCTACGCACTTCGTCAACCTGAGCGATGGGACTATCCCATGTGTCGGCACGATCCAAAATTTTGACATTATCCAACACGTACTCCCACTGATGCCACAACTCATCCCAGTTGTAGTTTTCTTCAACGCATTCACGAGCCTCGTTACTAAGTGCCGCTAGACGCACTGGATCCTTAATCATGTTACGCATTTTAAGTGCTAGATCAGCGATATCAGGCAACGCCCTCTTGCATGAAGTTTCAGGTTCATAATAGTATCTATCAACGTTAATTACTTCACCACCCTTGTGGCACGTATAATTACGTTCATTGATATCAGATTCCTTGAAATGAGAGTAATCAGGGTAACGGCCCTTCTCTCGCATGGCGGTGTAATCCATAACCAAGGCTGGGACACCACAAGCCTTGGCTTCTTGAATAGGCATGCCGTCGCCTTCACAAATAGAACACTGAACGTAAACATCCATCAGATTGTATAGCTTAGCTAGATCGTTGCGGTCGAAGCCAACACTCGTGCTCGGCGGCGAAGCGTCCGTCTTGCCGCAATAACAGCACGGTAGCTTAATGCGTCCTTCTTGAACCGGACGACCAAAGAGGTTGGCGGCAAAAGTGACAGACGGCTGCTTACAAGAATGACAATAGAGAGATTGCAAGACGCTACCGCGAATGCCCTTATGATGATTGGCCATCCACTCATAACGATCTAGGCGTGCTACGTGACGAGGATAGTCATATGAATGCATGTTGTCTGGCCAACACGAATGAATGAGTAATACAGCCTTGTCAACTTGTGACTCGCCCTTATACTTATTCTTCATTAACGCAAAAGCGTCAATAAGATCGGGATAGAGTTTGCGACTTTGATTACGCATAACGGTACCAATAATGGGTACGTCAGCGGCCAAATTCCAGTGTTCGCGACTCGTCTTCTTGTCAGTTGGCTTGAAAGAGTTAATGTCTACGCCAGGACGCATCGGCTTCGGGAAAATCTTCATGGCACGCTTCCCGTTTGTAGCTAGCGAAGATTGGCGACGCAACGTATGAATGCCATAATCCGAATACGCCAAAACCATGTTGGCATTTTCATATGACTGAATCCACTCTTCTTGTTGAGGTTCAGCGTCAACCGTTGGCATTACAAGCCACTTGTACCATGAGCGAAAGATGTTACGTTCTTGGAATTCAAGCATCCACCAGTCACGAATATCAATAACGATATCCGGCTTAAAATCAACAAGAGCGTAAGCAAACTTGTGTTCACCAAACTGATTAGTGTTTTGTCCGCGTGTACGTGGGTGCGGACTTGGCTGTTGAAAAACTCGATTCTCTTCATCAGTGGTTGGCATCACGCCATAAAAACGCCAACGACCAGCAATAAACTCTTGTACACGAGGATCGTCCTGACGTGCATACGAGCCAAGCTCAGCAATTTCATACTTGCCTGTAGCGGCTAATCGAGGCAACAACTCACGATAGTAGGTTGAAAAACCAGTACTCAAAAAACTAGCTTCACCAACAAATAGAATTCGTTTCTTATACATTATGCCGCGTCCTCAAGGGCTCGCTTGATTCTGGTCTTAAGACAGGTCTCCTTTTTGGAAACCGCCCTTCTTGAAATATGAAGAATAGCCGCTATCTGTTCTACAGAGAGGCCACCCAGTATGCGTCTATAAAGGATGATACGATCTGTCTCGTCCTTTACAACACTGTCTAGTATATCCTTGATCGAGAAATCATTCTCAATACCGTCTACCGTGATATCTTCTTTGACTTGTGTATAGTGTCTACGACTATAGGTCATACGCAGGTCGCGAGCATGATCTGCATCGAAATTGCGACCATACTTGTTAGTTAACGTAACTGCAATCTCTTCGTCACTCTGTCCTTTTTCGTGCAATTTTGACGCCATAGACGCCAAGGCAGTCGTTCTAAAATCAACTGTCAATACACCAATAAAACGAGCCGCCTCGTTAAAGATCGCGTTTCGAATGGAGCTTGTAACAAACGACTTGATGTTACTACCAGATGAAGGATCATATGCTTTAACCGCTCGTAAAACAGCCATATCTCCAACCTGATACAAGTCGTTGACATCAAGCGTCGCAGATGAGCAACAGGCACGTTTAGCAATGTAGCGAACAAAGGGATGATACTGTTCAAGAATCTGTGCTACTATGTCGTCAGGTACATCAACCATCATATCTAAGTCCTCTATCCATCATTATGATATCACCAATCAACATAACTGTCACTTAGTTTTTCGTTTTTGTGTGGGAGGAATTCGTCTAAACCACATGAGCGGTACAGAGAATGGATAAAGTGGTTCCCAGCCGTTTTTTGATCGTGCGTTAATTGCTTTCTTGATGATGACATTAAGATCTTCAACCTTTGCCATACCCAATTCAACAAGTTTGCGTTGATCTTCCGTGAGACCAATATCTTCAAAATCGTATTCGTAATTCATTTAAGTCTTTCCACAACGTCGGCGATCAGTGAGCCACGATCATCAACTTTACCTTTAATGCGAATGACATTGCCAGATTCCAAAAGCCCTTTAGATAGAGCAAATGTTCTTGGAAAAACGACGATGTTGTCCATTTGATAGGTATTGTCACGAGCCGTCACAAAGGCCATGTCATCACCCTTCTTGGTTGTAATTTGACGTACGCTATCAACACATACGGCAATCTCGAAAGCCATATCAGCAGATGCGTTCTTCACTAAGTCCACGCACTTGTGGCGGGCTTTGTAGATGTCGGCTTCGCTACCACTAAGTGAAATACCAAGATAAAACTGCTCCCAGGCAATGCGTTGAGCCTTACTGTCAAAGAGTTCGCCAGCATCGTACTCTTGTAATAGCTCACGAATTGTAGCACGACGACGTACGTTCGGAATTGTCACGCCATATTTCTCTTTAATCTGATCAACCTTGTTGTCATCGGACAATGATTTCACGAAACGCACCCAATCAGTGACATCAGTTTCAATTTGCATCAACTGCGTCACAGTCTCGCGTTCCTTGTCGGTCAAATTGTCAAGCAACTTCAAACGTGAAATGCCACGAACGCGATTTTCTTGCACGTCATCAAGTGCTCCACCTTTAATGAACGCCATCATAGTGGCACTCGTCACCTTACTCTTGGTGGTCGCCCACTTCCAGATGATCTCGTCGAAAGTCTTGAGTCCCTTCGATAACTTGATCATGTCGCCTACAGCGGCCACACCAACACCCTTAAGGGCTGTGAGACCGAAAGCGATATGCCTGTCTGTGACCACATCGAAGTCTTTATTTGCGTGCGTAACACGAGGCGGTGTGACTTCGATACCAAATAGTTTGGCATCGTACACCAAACCACTCAGTTTCTCGGCTTCGCCGTCTGAATTCGAAAGCTTAGCACACAAGAACTCAACCGTATAGTTGGCTTTGAGATAAGCGGTCTCATACGCCATCAAAGCATAACCGATACCGTGAGATTTGTTAAATCCATACCCCGCGAACTTATCAATGTAGCTCCAGATAGCCAAGGCAATGTCAGGGTCTATGCCACTCTTACTGCACCCAGTAATAAACACCTGCTCCCACTTCTTCATCTCTTCGGGCTTCTTCTTGCCCATCGCCTTACGCACCTTGTCGGCGTCGATCAAAGACATGCCAGCAAGTACACGACAGATCTCAATTACCTGTTCTTGATATAAAAGACCTGAATAGGTGTTCTTGAGAATAGGCTCAAGAGCAGGATGAATATAGGTCGGATCCGCCCCCTTCATCTTCACGTCGCGATATTGAGTTGCCATACCAGAGTCAAGCGGACCAGGACGAATAATACTACATAAGTCACTTAGCTGTTCTATACTTTCCGGCCTAAGATTCTTGCTCCATGTTCTACCAAGCTGCTTTTCGATCTGGAAAACACCAACTGTAAACCCTTGGCCAATCATAGCATAAGTAACCGGATCATCCAAAGGCATGGAAGCACGAGCAATATCAATCTTGCGACGCTCAGCAACCAAATCCATGGTAACCTGAATGTCATCAAGAGTGTTCAAGCCCAAGATGTCCAGCTTAAGCAGATTCAAAGAATCGACCGTGTTCATGTCCCAGCCGAAAATTAGATCGCCATCCTTTGAACGAGTCAACGGATAGGCACTCTCGTCGAACGGAACGTCCGAGATCACAACGGCAGCGGCGTGCAAGCCGGTTGACTTGTAGCAACCTTCGAGGGCACGAGCGATGGTGAACCATGGCTTGTACTTCTCGGCGTATTCCTTGAGTTCCTTGACGGACTCGATAGCCTCGTCCAGACTGATAGCAACGTGCTCGTCGTTCTTCGCAGGAACCAACGCGGTGATCTTGTTAGCCTCATCGAACGGCATGTTATACACACGAAACACTTCCTTGAGCACGGCTCTCGCTTGCAAACCATTGAAGGTTACAAGCTGAGCAACGTTGCCAGCACCGAAGCGATTACGAACATACTCCAAGACCTTCTGACGCTTCGAACGTGGCACGTCCGTGTCGATGTCAGGCAATCCATCACGTCCCTTGTTCAGGAAGCGTTCCCAAATCAAGCCGTACTGGAGTGGATCAATGTCGGTAATCCCGAGGGCGTAACTCACAAGGCTACCACCAGCAGAGCCACGGCCACGCCCGAGTAAGATTTCCTTACTGTGAATCCACGAGATCACGTCGTGAACGATGAGGAAGTAGTCAGAGAACCCCATTTCGCGAATGTCATTCAATTCACGATCGAGACGATCCTGATAGTCTTGTTCTGATCCAGCAACCTTGAGAATACGAGAAAGCCCATCGTTGGCAATCTCAACCAAATACTCATCAGAAGTCTTGCCATCTGGCACGAAAGCGTACTTAGGTAAGCGTCTCTTGTTAATGTCAATCGTGACGTTACAACGCTCAGCAATCTCATTCGTAACGTCAAGCTCAGCTTCTTGTAGACCAGCCGCAAGCATTTGCTCGCGAGACTTGATGTAGTATTCTTCGTGCGAAAAGTCAGTGTACGTGAGCTTACTGTAGGCATTCTCGCTCATAGCCAGCAACGTCTTATGAGACTCCGCGTCATGCTGATGAACGTAGTGAACGTTGCCGGTCGCCACGGTCTTAATGCCATACTTGAGTGCCATAGTACGCAAGCGACTATTGATCTGTTCTTGCTGCACTAAGCCAGTAGATTGCACTTCGAGGAAGAAATGAGATTGATCGTAGATCTTCAAGAAGCGACGTACCATGCCCTCGGCTTTAAAAATAGCTGCGGGCTCAACGTCATTGCCGCCCTCAGTAGGCTTATCATACAGATGCTTTGCAATCACACCATCAAGACTACCGCCAGTCAAACAAATCACACCCTCTTTGTACTTTTCAAGCAACTTAAAGTCAACACGGGGATTGTAATAATAGTTAGCTTCGCTATTCGCCTCCGAAACAATCCTCGCGATATTCTTCCAACCTTCGTCCGTCTCCGCCAACAGAATCAAATGCGAAACCTGTCGTACCTTTTGAATACGTAGCTGCTGAGCGTCCTCACAGAAGAAAATATCAACGCCAAGAATAGGCTTTAGTCCAGCAGTCTTAGCCTGCTTGTAAAACTCAATCGCATTAAAAAGATTGGAATAGTCTGTTAGTGCGACGGACGTTTGCCCCAAGTCTTTGACACACTTGATGATGTCCTTGACGTTGGCCGATCCATATAGCATCGACGCCTTCGAGTGAACGTTTAGGTGAGTGAAATTCATTTGAGTCTGTCTGGATTTACGGACGACTTGTTGCGATGTCCGTAATCTGTTTTCGTGGCCTTATTGATTGTCTTGCCGGGCTGACGGTCCTTCGACGTATTGCGTGCTCTGCTCATACGAGCCAACCGATCGTTGTTAGCTTTCTGTGAACGACTCTCATTATAGCCGCCCTGTCCGTCATAGTTGCCTGTACGTACCGGCTCGATACCATGACGATCCCACACATCACCAATACGCATTCTGGTTTTGATACCAGGAGACGACGGGTAATTCAGAACAAAGTCATCAATAGCGGTTAGCTTACAGTCGCACATCTTTCCATCCACTACATGATTACACGCAATGTGACCCTCGTCAACCCGATTCGGCAAGTCGGCCAGCGATCCTGCAACGTTTACAAATTCATCATTACTGGGGCCAAAACAGACGTTTAGTTGCTCGCCGAGCGTCGAGATTAGACTCAAGTGACCATGCTCGCAACGATAGCCTTTCGCTGGACTAAACACTGTTGCACCACTCACAATCGTAATGGCAGAATTTTCTGGCTTACAATCAGGACACACCTTCTTCATCTTAGGAATATCCGATTCAAGTTTCTGCTCCTGACTCCTATTCATGACAAATTCGGTAACGTGTGAGCGTTTCCAACACATAATACGTACTACTGATTTCGACATATCATTCCGCCTTGAACTTTCCCGTCCACTTAGACGCACACACTTCCGTATCGCAAAGCGACTTACACTTCCAAGCCCAACGCTGAGAGAAGTCTTCGTTACTACGAACAATACGATCAATCCAATTAGTGTTTTCAATCTCATGAATCTTTTTAACTGTCGAAATTTCCGTCTCAGCATCCTCTTCCGCTGTAAAAGCGATAGTAATGGGGGTGCTGGTAAAGTAGTCGAAAGTCAACATGACATTCTTGTATTTGTATCCCTTGTTGTTCACGTCTTCAATGAACTCCTTACGGCTCGCCATTGAATAGATCTTTACTTGAATGTCTTCGCGACACTCAGCATAATTTTGTACCCAAGCACCACTCTTATAGTCAATGATGTGAATCGTTTCGGGATCTTCTTCGATCACGAGATCCATAATGCCGATCAGAGGAACGTCCGTGCCTGTAAGCTTGATATTAAATGAGTACTCAGTGCCGATAGGAACGCCCTTCGCGTCCCGAAGCATCTTGTCCCAAATGCCATTTCTATACTTCTTGATGGTCGTCTCAAGCATACTGACCGAACCATCAAACAAGTTCCGTGGACAGCCCGTTAGATCATCAAGCTTCTCTTTAGAGATGCCACATATATCGCCCTGCTTATATGGACAGGTATCACAGTAAGGCTTCTTGTCATGATAGTCTTTAGTCTTCGCCCAGACTAGAGGTGACTCCATAATCTCAGACTGACCCTTGCGGTCTAACGTAGCAAGTTCACCAGCATACCCCCTGTACAGACGACTCATCCAATCTGTATCATTTTCATTAGCAAGATTCTCCAAGACATCATGCAACAAAGATCCATGTACCGCCCCCCAATTTGTCTTAAGCTTTAGACCAGGACAATTATAGGTAAGCCAGTATTTAAACTTACACATGTCGTACGTCTTGATACGGCTAGGTGAACATGATTTGAGTTTTAGCATCCTACACCCTTGAAAATGAGTTGAAGTTGTTCGACAGGAAGTTCGCCGCAGTCGTGCGATCCATTGAGATCAACTTGATGAACGTTAAAGATGTCACCAACAACACGCTTAAGTCTCGTGAGTCCCCTGTCACCGGCATCGTTTTCATCATCATCATAAGCGACGTACACGTCAGTAATGCCATACTTAACCAATAGAGTTCTGTGGTTGGCACAAAATGTCGTTCCGAGGGTCGCTACCCAATTATGAATGCCGGACATTTCCAGCTTCATGCCATCAAGCGGCCCCTCTACTACGATCATCTTCTTCTGCTGACCCATAAAACGCTTTGCTCTATTAAGATTGAATAGTAATGAACTAATCAAAAGTTCGCCACGCTTTGGCCATAGATTGTAGTTGCGACCATGAATCCATTTGCGATACTCGGTACCCTTCTCAGTGAAGTATTTCTCTGAATGAATAGTACGGCCACTATAGCCAACCAAGAATCCATCATGGTCTCGAATCGGAAACACTACACGATCATGCATGAATGTTCCAGGACGTTGCCACAATCCAGCGTTGTAGTCTCTTAGTACTTCCTTGCTAAAGCCACGCTTAATCAGGTACTCGGGATCCATCTGCAAGAAACGCAGATTATCCTCCTTGAGTGGTTCATGTGTATGAAGTGCCGTTCCACGATAAAGATTCTCGGGCGGGGCTGCGACTTGAGTTACGTCAATACTCTTCTCAGATAGACGATCATGAATCCACTTAGAAGTGCCGAGAAAATTGGTGCCGAGAATGCTACTTACAAGACCAAAAATGTCGTTGCCTCGTGACTCTTCGCAGTGATGAGTCCAACACACCCACCTACCGAGACCTGGACGCCAACTAAAGGCGGTGGGATTATCACGATCTCCACCATGTTGTTGACACTTGCAACACGACTGAATAAGACCATCTCCACGATCGGTATAGTTGATTGCAAGCTTATCAAGTAGATAAGTAATGTTGCGATTTGCGTGATTACGTAAAGCCCCTTTTTCGTTTTCAGTCATCTTCATCATCGGTCCCCTTTCTCTTCGAGGCTACGTCACGACTCTTCTTAAACTGATCTAACCGCTTTTGACGCTCTTCATTGAAGTTCACGGTACTAAGGCCGATCTCTTTGAAATCACCACAACTCAAATCAGCGTCAAAATTGATGTGACCAATCGGTGTACCCGCACCATAACGTGTAACAAATACACGTAAATAGTGAGAACCATTGCCGTCAAACGCTCTTTCATCATCTGTCTTTCTTTTAAGATAACTCACCGACGTAACGTTTTCGCTAATACGCTTACCACCAGCAACACACTTGATGCCTTCGTCAACCTCATTATTTGTCTGGCCAAACGCCAGACAAGGAATATTATACTTCTTCATGGTGTCATGTAACAACGCTACGTTGATACCGTGCATCTGCCACTCAGCTAAATTATGATTAGCCTTAAGTTCAGAAACGGTCGCCAACTTAATGTAGTCGTAGACGACCAAACACTGTGCATTCTTTGTAGTACGGTCTGGCTTAACGTCTTTTAGAATCCAGCGACGTAGATGCGGAATGACGGCAGATACATCCATGCCCGAAATAGATTGGTACGTAATGGGTAAGGCCAAAACACGCTCACGTAACTCAGGGTCACGAATGCGGCGACCACATTCCATAATGTGCGAAATCTGCTGCTCATCAGTTACTCCATGAAACTTCAACTGCTCTGGGGTCATCTTCCAAAAACCAGTTTCAATGTACTGGAATGGTACACGAGCCATCAAAGCCACAAGACGAATCTGTTGATCATTCTTGTTAAGTTCACTATCACACAAGATGACCGGCAGTCCTTTCCGGGCTGTATTGAGAGCTGCACGTAACGCAAACTGCGACTTACCAGCCTTAGCTGTAGCCACCACAAAAGTTACAGACCCGTTTCTGAATTGACCCACACGATCTTGCCATATTGGGAAACCCAAATCTATTCCTAAATTTCCAGGGTCGTTCGCGAGTGCGTCAATGAACTCGAAAATGCCTTTAGTCAGGAGTACAGGAGCGTTTTCGCCACGATCAAGTGTATTAACTTGGCTAATGATCGCATCTTCGACCTTACCAATCATGATCGACAAAGGATCAGACGTAGTTGTCAGATAGTTGTTGGTGTCTTCAAAGGCACGCCTGTAACTACCTTTAAGTGTCTGACGCTTAATCTCCAGGAAGAGGTCGGTTAGTTCTTGTTCACCAACTTTTTCCCTATAGAGTTCATCAATCCACGCCCCATCCTTGGTGGCTGATAGATAGTTCTGGTGACCAAGAGCTTTGGCCTCCGCTACCAGCTTGGACTTCGTGATGTTAGTTGCTTCCTTATTCAGAACCAACGAACGCAAAGCCTCGAATGTCATCTTCGTGGCTGAGTGCTGAAAATCTGTATCATCTAGATAGTCTAGATAATCAAACAGTTTGGTTGGGTTCGCAATAACCCCGGCCAAAAAGACCTGCTCGGCGGCAATATTACTCATCGTCTTCCCTGTTCGATTGAATCAAATCTTTGAGTTCATCAGTAGAAAGTGTATCACGCACTTCAATCAATAGGATTTTATTGAGCACGCACCAGTCTCGCTTACGTTGATCTCTGCCCCTTGAACGCTCGAAGCCATCTTTATCGCCATGAAAGAATTTGTTAAAACTGTCATGTTGTACGCCCTGAAACTCAAATGCAAGATTGTTGTGTGGCATATAAAAGTCAAGAAAAAGTCTTTCTTCTGGAATAGGAAACTCTTCTAGAACTAAAGCTTGCATACCATAAATAGAACGGATAGCACGTCCCAGATTGTACTGACCTATAGACTTAGACTGAGTTCTGGACCGAACAGGATACTTACTCGGCAGAATCTCAAGACGCACTTCTTTTTTACTGAGGGTCAGAAACTTCATCTGTAAGATCGTCTAAAGCATCATGGCGTCCATCTGTCTTAAGGAATGCTTTTAACCCTTGATCAAGTTTAAGTGTCAATGCCGGATCAAGCAATAGTTTGCGTGACGCATTGAATTGAGACATCCATGTACCATCTAGTTCCGTAACATCTTTCTTGACAAATTCATTGGTGGCACGATCTAGCTTGGGTAAATAAACTTGTTTACCACCCTTGCCACCCAAACGCAAGATACCAAAGTTACAGCACTGAATCACAAGTTCTTGCTCGCGAAAAATACCGCTATTATAGAGTAGAGGTATGGCATTTTCTGCCCCCTCTGGTGCAAACTTGTTCTTGACTACCTTATAATTGATCAGCTTGCCAATAATGTGACCATCCGCCATCGTAATCATATCTGCCTTAGTTGGCTTCTTAAGACGAATACGTTGAGACGCATAGAATGCAACGGCAGCACCACCCGGCGTTGTAGTTGGATCACCATACAACGTAATCTTGCTACGAGTTTGATTGGTGAAGATTAACGCAACATTGTTCTGTTCGGCTACACCGATAAGTTTACGCATAGCATCAGACATTAACTTACCATGATTACCAACTCGGTTCTCGCCAATAGCACCAGCTAGAACGGTCTCGGGTTGTGCCGCATCAATAGAGTCAAGAGCAGCAATGCCACCTGGACACATGGCAGCAAACTGACGCATTGCCTCAAGAGCTTGTTCGCCATTTGTAGTATTGACGATCCAAAAACGACAATCATTCTTTTTCGAGACAGCCTCTTCCACGAATGGACGTAGACTACGAATCGTTCTCATGAGCGAAACATTCAAACTCTTCTCCATATTGACAAACATGCATCGCTTAGTCGGATCAGTAGACAACGCTCTTCCTATAATTTCAAGAATGATAGTTGTCTTGCCCGTGCCCTCATCTCCATAAAGTTCGGTAATACGACCCGCTGGAAATGGAACAACTAGGTCGTAGTCTAGAGTATACGATCCACTTTCATTACCCGGCGGATCTTCCATTGCGTTGGCACCAACAACGTACACGCCCGTTTCTTCGTTGCTTAGCTCACCACTAAAGAACTCAAGCGAAACTTGTGCGGGAACATTGGGCTGCTTATCAGTCTTTGACTTCGCCACGTTCTAGCTCCTTCAAAAAAGTCAGGAATGACTTCGGTTTTTCTTGCTTGTATGATGCCTTTTCAAGTCCGGGTTTCATGGACTCGCGGCGTTGATCGGAATAGAGTCTACATACTTCGTCTATGTTATAGCGTCTAAACAGCTTGCGGGCTACGACAGCCATCTTGGCAAACTCTGGTGGATTTATGTAGTGCGGCTTACACTTGAAAACGTAGAAAGCAAGTTGCTCGGAGGATAGGCCAAACGATGGCCCCATGAGCTTCTTGAAGGCCGAGACGAATCGACCCCACTCTTTGCCGTTGTCGCCACGCCACGGGAAGATGTCTGATCGTAGATCACGATTCAGCCACAGCATCTCCGTGAGAATATTGGCTTCATCATGCTCAATTTCGGGCGTTGTAATCGACTTGTACTTCATACTGCGTCGTTCACTATGCACGCGAGATTAGTCTCGCTATACGGCTTTATTTCGTAGGAGACGTTGCCAGCATGATCAATCCACGTCACATGAATTTCGCGACCTTTAATCAGGCCAATGCCAACCCAATTAATCTGGTCAACCTGTGTTGCATTCAGTAATGCCCCAGCCTTCTTGGATTGCCAGTAGCCATTAATCTGGGGATTGCCACTATCGTCTCGATAAGGCATAAGTACAACACGACGACCGTACGCTTCTAGTCGTAGATTCGTAAGCTTGAACTTATGAACCTTAACGTACTCGCTAAGACGAACCCAGGCCGTTCGTTCTCCTGGCGTAACGTCCTCGAAAACGGTTGTACCGTCAGAGAGGGAGGCAATCCAACGACTAGCGGTCGGATCCTTCGCAGGATTAGGAACAAATGGATGTTTTGAAGAGAATGCCAGCATATTGATCATGTCCACGAGTGAAAATCATCTTCGTGATTGACACTACATTATGACCAACAGACATAGACTCGTCTATCGAAAAATGTTGCCACGCATCAAGATAGAGTTTAACGCCTCTAGACGTTGCTTACAAATACTCTAACAATAACAAGTACGCAAAGTTGATCTTACGTCCAGCAGCAGTCGGCGTACCACTGATAATCAAGTGAAAATCGTGTACGTTTGTGGCAACCGTCTGAGACTGTAATGATAAAGCAGAGCCACTACTGTCGATATTTTGCCACGAAGCATTTCCAGCAAAGCCTTGCGTATCTCGAAGTTGAGCGGCCTTGATCAAAATACCAGCACTCACGAGATTGGCAACGTTTGGAGCACCAGATCCAGGCGTCAAGCCAATAGCACTGAATGTTGCATTCTGCGTGACGACAGCAGTGTTGTTCGGCTCGGTGAAACGACACAAGAGAGTGCCAGAAGTCGAAGGAATATTAGTGAGACCGGCTGTAAATGGCACGCCAGATACACTAGCAGTGCTTGCTCCCGTAAACTTAACGTTGATCATCGTACCGAAGTCAACACCAGTCTCGTCACAACGATGTGTACGATCTTGGTACTGACCAACAATTACAGCACTATTTGGAGCACCAGCAAGTCCAAAAAAGCCCATACGATTGGGGTTATTTGTAGCTCCAGCTTCGAGATTGAAAATCTCAAGATTGGGTGTTGCTCGTGTACTGGGCGTCCCGCCCATAGCACCAGAGCATGCAAAAAAACGAATTCCGCTTGCCAT